GGCATGTTGCTGCCACGGATCGTCAGGATCAGTTGGTTTCGCTTGAAACAACGAGATGAACTTCACATAAGCTTGCCACATGTCTCCTCCTTACAGTTGGTTTTGCAAATGCATACAAGTCAGGATGATCGACAACGTCTGCGTGGACTTCACCTGGGTGCCCAGTTTCTCGATCGACTTGAGCGAAACACCACCAGTTTTGCTGATGGAGGTGTTGAGTGCATCGAAGCCTTTCTCGTCCCCGCCTCGATACTTGAGCATCTCGGTGAGGTTGTTATCGAGGTTAAGGGCAGCCATGATCTGCGTCTCGGGATAGGAGATCTTCGATCCCTTGGACTTCCCGGTCGGCTGGCCTGTGAAATCGTCCACGGACTTAGTGTCTTCAGGAATCGAGATCTTCTTGACCAGCAGCTGCGCTTGACGGCGCAAGGGGAGATCAACCACCAGGTACGGAATCGGTGAGAGATAAGGCGGAATATCGTTACCATTGTCGATCCAGATCCGCTCGAAGAAGTTGTGACCGAGCTCGTCAGCCAGCTTCAGGTTGCGCTCGATCTCCAGCTTCGACTTCGCCAAGTTCGGCGCAATCACTGCCAGCCGAATCTCACCCCGTTCCAGCTTTTCCATCCACACAGCGAATGCTGCGTCGTCCATGCTCGCGAAGAGGTTCTGGTAGAGTTCTCGGTTCCCCGACTCCGGGATCAACTTTTCGATCCACTCCAAGATAACTTCTTCAGCGGCCTTGCGATTTCCTGCCATGATTTGTCCTGTAAGCGCGTTCTTGCCAGTCTGGGTCAGGGTCAACCATCACGATCGAAACACTCACTTTGTACTTGTGGGCTTCCTCGATCATGTGTTTTGTTTCACCGGACTCCATATCCCAGAAAGCGATGAGATGGGTTCCCACTCGTGCCATTTGCGTATTGTGAGCAAAGCCCGCGCTACGACCCATCCCTTCCCAGTCAGCAGGAAATTCTGCCCACGGGAAGTGGTTTTCTCGGCACCAGCGGATAATCATATCATCAGCGCCCTTTTTCGACTTACCGCTCACGAAGCAAATCAAAGGCAAGTCGACGATATCATCTCGAAGCAGTCGCTCCTCCAGTCGATCACAGAACAAGTCATAGTCGTTGAAGTTGGGACTGCCTGTTACGATAATAATGGCGTCGTAAATGTCAGGCGTGAGCGCCGCGTGCGGGATCAGTTCGTCACGGTGCTCGGGTACTCCCGTTGTGGAATGCTGTGTTTCATCATGCACGGCAGTACCATCTGTTCGAAGAGCCGCATCCAGTCATCGGGCGTGCCTTGCTCGACCAAGCAGAAACGAATCTGCGTGGTATTCTCGGGCACCTTGCCGATCAGCTGACGCAGCTGACGGTTGACGAAAAAACGATGGAGACCGAAGTCGGTGGTCGAATAGGCGTCAGGATGCACGCCTTCACCCCAGTGAGCCCAGGCCGCTGGGTCTGGATGGCCGTTCTCGGAGAGACGGCCGGTCACGTAGTCGACGAGGTTGGCTTCCAGCTTCGGCGCCGGAAAGTTTTCTTGTGCTGCTTGAACTTCGGTATTCATGTTGGTACTCCTGCGCTACGCGTCTTTGCGAATGCGCTTAACTGGAAGGGGTTCGATCGGAAAGCCCAGCTGTTGAGCCGTTCCGACCAATTCAAAGCGACCGTCCTCGAACTCCGTCTGGCAGCGTGTGCACTTACGGCCGTCTTTCATGCGATACGCATAAGCAGGCTGACGATCGTGCTCTTGGACGTATTCATCAGGCAGTCCTGCAACGACGTAAAGACCACCAGTCTTCTTGTGGCAGACGACGTCGTTGATGTTGAACATGAAAGGTCCTTGTGGGATGTTATCGCTCATATTGACTCAGGGCTTTAAAGCCGTTGTAGGGTTCGACAATGTCCTTGCCACACGCCTTACAGACATGGTGAACTAACACGAGGTCAGTTTTCACCATTTCCTTATCGGCGTGTTTGCAGAACGCTCTTTGAAAGAGACGTCGCAGATACTTCATGCGGCGGCCTTGAGCGCATCCATCGGCACCGGGTACCAGTACGGATGGTACAGACCTGCGCGCATGCGCAGCAGATCCATCGTCGAGAGGAAAGGCAGTGGATGATCTTCATCCGTCGTCCACCAGCCGCGCGTGTTGAGCAGCAGATCCCAGTCGTAACCTTTGGCTTTCAGATCGGCGTACAGCTCTTCAGGCGTGCACATCAGATCTTCGAGGTGATGCCACATGTACGACATCTGGCACAACTCGGAGGTGATGTTTAATGCGCGCCGCAGTTTCGGATCTTCATCGATCTTCGAGCGAACCGTAGTGCGCTGCAGCTTGCAATCCGGGTAGATCGCCAGCGCATAGCTGATCTTGCTACCGACCAGACCGTAGTAGTCCTGTTCACGCAGGTGATGGAACTCGGTCAACGACGGAAGCACGCCTTCGGTCTGCGAGACAATCAGCGTGATCGCCATACCTGACGGCCCCGACTTCGAGCGCAGATTACGCAGTTGCACCGTGTTCAGATCGGTGTCGAGTTTGAGTTTGTCGTCGCTATGGCGCGGGTATTCCGGACCGTTTTTGTCTGCCGCAATCAGCGGACTTGCGTTGTACGCATGCCAGCAGTTATGTGTGATGAAGGTGAACTTGTCGGTCGTGCCCTTGATCTTGTCGCCGTTCTTCAAGTGTTTGAGCTTGACGATCGGAACCTGACCAGCCGGGCCAGCGTTTTGCATCGTCGATTCTTTACCGATGTGTGCAGTCATCAGCAAATAGTTGTTCGCTTGGCCGTTCAGGCGTGGTGCTTCCATCAGCAGACGCAACTTGGCCAGACCTTGACGCATGTGGATGGTGTTACCGCCCGATTCGCCCAGATCGTTCTTGTCTTGCATGTCCATCACGTCACTCGTTTCGAATTCCGTGAAGGAGTCGATCTCGCCAAACGTTGGCATGATCATTTTGAGCGGCCCGGAACGATCGCGATTCCAGAACGGCGTATCGACGGACCACTTGGCCACATTCTTCGCCTTTTCTTCGAGGAAGTCGCGGTACTTCGCGTACCAGTCGTCACCCGTATGCATCGTTTTGTCGGTGATGATCCAGCGGCCTGTTTGCAGCACATCTTCTTCGTTTAGACCTTCGACACGACGGATCATTTCCGCCAAGTGCCACTCCTGGATGTTCACTTCCGTGTCGTAGGTGTTGGCTGAGCCGTTACGGAAACGGGACATGGCCGTGAGCATTTGGTAATGCATCACCGTCGACTTGAAGTTGTTACCGATACCCACGACCCCCGTGAGCGTTGCCAGACCGCCGTTCAGAATGTGTTCACCCCGGCGACCCTCGATATAGGTCCCCGTCGGGATGTCCATCAACGCACCGATGTTGATCATCAGCTTGACGGGCGGAGCAGCAGTGATTTTAGGTTGGAGAAATTCCATTGCGCTGACTTTTGTTAGTAGACGAAAAAGAAACACAGCCTTACAAATGATGGCGATTGACGGTGATTTTTACCAAACACACGTAAGCGGCGTGCGCATGTTATGGCTAACACATACTCTTTCACCCTGAAGGACAACTATGGACTCGCTTCAAACTCTGCGTCACCATCGTGACGTCGTGGCGCTGGAGACTTTCAGCGTCCAAGCACTCGATGTCACCGGCATGCTCAAGAAGATGATGCCGGACATCAAAACCCATTTCAGCAATTTCATCTCGCGCTTCTCCTCGAACGACAAGCCGATTCCGCTCTCGAAAGACAATCGCGCATTCATCAAGCTGCTCGAAAAGCATAACTACGTCGATCTCGAGCCGATCGCTGTCGATGTGCCGGAAGGACTGGATGTGGACTTCCTCGCTTTCGCCCACATCCTCAATAGCGCTGTCGATCATGCAGTGAAGGTACAGCAGTTGCTGAACACCTATACGACATATCTGGCGATGCTGATCACCAATGAGTTCCAGCGCTTCGAGACGAAGAACAGCGTCCAGGTTTACCAAGGCATGGCGGCAGAGCGCGAACAGATCCTCAAGGAAATGGGTGCGTGTTTCAAGCAAGGTAGTCACGAGACGAAAGCGAAGTATGGTGACATGATCCAACGTAACAAGGACTGGGAGCTGATCTTCGGTGAGTCCGACAAGCTGTCGAAAACCATCAACTCTGTCGGTCGTGACGCCTTGAACAGCAAGGTGAAGGAAGCTGCGCAGTTGATGGACAAGGTCATCCAGATGCTCAAGGATGGCAAGATGGAAAGCACAGCACACGAAGTGGCCCAGGAACTCTCCGAAGGCGCCTACCAAATCGCTTCCGAACTCGAGTTCTTCTCGGTGGTCTACTACCGCGTACTCGGCTTCGTGACGGCAGTGAATAGCAGCGCTGAGAAAGTGCGAGAAATCCTCGAGTAAGCCCATAGCGGCATAAACCCACTAGCCTGCCCCGATGTACTGGGTAAGCTAGTGGGAATATGACCTTCGCACGGCCGGATTTAGCCAAGAACTTCAGCTTTGTGTTGCATGAACTTCTCGAGATCCGCATCGAGATCACCCTCGCGACCGTAACGCAGCCAGCGCGGGCATGCATCTTTGATCTGTTGGACGAGATCCCGGATGGTGGATTCAGGGAGTGGACCTCCCTTGGAAAGCAATGCAATGGCGTCGACCGAGGTCTTGCCATCCCAGATTGCCCGAGACAGGGATGCGGGCCATCGCATCGCTTCTTCCGAGCCAGCCAGGTCCATGAGACTGTTGAGCTTGCGGAGTGTCGTTATGTCCAGATCTTGAGTCTCCTTGGCCTTCGCCGCAATCGACGAAAAGAGGATCAGTCGCTTCATACGGCTTGGCAGTGACATTTCCAGGAGATTCGCAACGCCAGACTTCAGACGTGCAGTTAACCGTTGCATGGGCAGAACTCCAGAGGGACTACGCCTGACGGTAATAAGGACGCAGCCCGGACAGGTTAGCGGGATTGCGGTGTCACAATTCGCACGTGAAATACTCCTGTACTACTTCGTCGGCGTAACAATACGGACGTTGCTGTACAGGCCCGCCCAAATTCCGATGTCGTCTGCGGTCTCGATGACCGTGGCGTATCGGAAGATGTGCGGAGCTTCCAGCCAGCTGATGAGGCTGACCTTCGGATGAGACGTCTCGAGCCGCTTCAGAGCGTTCCGATCGATGAGGTCAATGCCAAGTGTCAGGGTCACTGGCGCAGACGCGATACCTTCATCGGTCTTATAATTGGCATTGACTTCGAGCGCCGCAAACCCGACGTTGTATTTCGGGTTTAGCGTGCAGATGTCGATCGTCTCTTTCTTGACGACTTTTTGACTCTTCTCATAAAGTATGTCAGTGAGATCCGTGACTGCAATTTCCGGGTCCTTTGCCAGGTACTGGTTGAGCCGTTGCATCAGCAGCTCGACCGATTCGACCGCCCGCATGGCCAAGTGCGGCGGCTTCAGCTCACGTGTGATAGGCTCTTTCGTTTTATCCTTGTCGAGGCTGTGCAGATCGTAGGTATCCAGTCTCGCAGGGTCGTCTTGCACCATGACGAGCGCACCATGATCCGACAGCTTCTTGTGGATGTCAGCGCGATAGATAAAGTCCAATCGTGCTTGCGCCAGAGCCATCACATTCTCAGCCAGATTGCTCTGATGGTTCCGCACCATTTCGAGCACTTCGTCCGGCTGTTTGAGCTTGATAACAGCGAACGCACCGTCTGCGATTCGCTTACCCGGATGCTCTTCTTCCTTGCCATTGCCCAGGTAGTACTCACCCGGACGGAGATACTCCGTACAGGTGTTGAAATACATCCGCGGCATGGAAATGAACGGATGCTTTTCCGTATCGTACTTCCAGTACCCGTCAGCTTCCGAGAGTGTGATCTCCGCACGGGAAACCACAACCGGACCGTCCGGAACGTAAGTCCAGGACTTGCCGAACAGTTCCTGCTGGCTCTTGAATACTCCGATCGTGGCAGCCTGATCTGCCATCTCATTACCGAGATGATCGTTGTGTCCTTTGATCCAGTCGATACGTACCACCACCCCCCGATTCGTCAACGCGTCGCGAGCACTCACCAACTTCTTCCAGTACTCGCTATTCTTGACCGGCAGTCCGTCGACCTTGATCCAGTTGTTACGAATCCAAGTCGGGACATATTCACTCAAGCCTTTGATGACGTATTGGCTATCCAGCAGCAGCTGAACAACCTTAACGTCAAACTGCGCTGCATGTATCAGCGCTTCGGTCGCAGCCACCAACTCTGCGATGTTGTTCGTGATGGGTGCGCCAAACTGACCGTACCCATCGATGTAATTCACCGGCGTGACTTCCAGGTGACGCTTACGACCCAACGGATTGTCGAGCCATTCCTGGAAATCCGCCATCGTCCAGTCATGATCCTTGACCTTGTTGTATTCCGCTTTGGTTGCATAACCAGCAGTGGTCAGGATGTGGTCCGGATTACCCGAACCTTTCTTCGGTTTGACGGCTCGATACAAGTAGCCGTGGATACCCCAACCGCCAGGGCCTGGATTCGGTCGGCTGCCGCCATCGGTGTGGTAGACCAAACCGAGCGGAGCATCTGCGGCCGTTTCTTTCACCTTAGCGGCCTCTTCGTTGCTTGACATGACTTCTGATCCTTTCTTCTCAATTCGTACCGAACCAGACTTGTTCGGGCTCGTCAAAGCATCCGTCGACACGGTATATTGTACTTTGCGAGGCCGAGTGCCCTGAGTCTGATTCAGCAGGTAAGGTTGTCCTTGGTGCAGTTTGATGTAATCCTGCGCCACTTCCTTCGCCACCTGCATGGGAAGGTTGATGTAGTAGAAATCAAAGACTCGTTTGCTGCTCTTAAAGGCCTGCAACAAGCCCTTGTGTTCTTCTACACCGCGTTTGAACGAACGACGATACCTGAGCGGGGTGCGGTACAGATGCTTACTCTGACCGAAAAACACCTCATCAGTCCGTGGGAAGTACAAGGCATAAACGCCGGGAACCGGCACACGCTTTGGTAAGTCACCACGGGCATACAAGGTCAGATTGGACTGAAGCCAATCTTTGATCGTTGAACTTGTCGTCATTGTTATTTTGGGTAGGCTCGTCGCAGAGCATAAGCCTACCCAGTCAAAAAAGCATTTTTTACTGCTGATGCTGAAGGAGCCACTTCCGGCAGTCGTACGTGTACCGTCGGTGCTGAGCGTTCTGTTGATCCTGTACCTTCTTCCCATACTGGCGCAGCGCGTCGATATGGTTAGTCAAAAGCTGGATGATCGCATCCTTGTCGTTCGGTCCGAGTTGCTTGAGTTGCTCAGTGGGCAACGCAGGCATGTTAGGTACCGGTGCAAATTTTTCGACTGGGCACAGGAACTTGCCGTTTTCATCCCGAGTCGGAACAGCCGGTACCGGAGGTGGCTCTGGTTGTTCGGGAGAGCTATCATCACTACCGAACAGGAAGGAGAACAAGCCCTTGTCCTCCTTCTTTTTCTTTTGTTGCTCGATGCGCTCGCGCTGACCCTGATGTCGTGCTGTCTGGTCGTATGTATTAAAGCTGTTACACCCCGAAACCCCAATGGTGAGCACGAGCGCGTATTTTAAGAATCGCATGTTGTTCTACCCACAGTTCAGTCTTAGCGACGCTCACGGTTCGCCATTTGGTTAAATCGCGCCACCGTAGCATCGTAGCTCGACCATTGTTGAACACTTGCATGAGGCACCTGCGGCTCATGATCCGGTGAGCGTGTAGCGGCAGGAAGAGACGCTGCAACATTGGCTGCCGCAATGTCTGCTTTTACCTTCTCAGGCGGTGTGGCAGGCACTGCAGGGGCAGCAGGAGCAGTAGTCTTAGGTTGTTCGTCCTGAGTCTTCAGAGCGTCGTACTTGTGCTTCAGATCCACGTAGTCCGCCGAAATGCGGACGATGTTGGGGATCAGCCAAACGTTCATAACCACCGAGCCGATGATCATCATGATCAAAAAGACTCGGCCCTTGTTAGTCTTGAGCGCTTCGCGAAGGGTCTTTTTCCCCAGGAAAAGTTCCTTCAGAAACGGCCACAAGAGAGTGATGGTTTTCCATGCCAGCATGATAACCCCTATTGCTTCATTTTATGCTTAGTCTTATTCTAATAGATTTTCGACACATTGTCAAAAACTATGTGTCAACGACCTGTGATTTGCTGGAGATACCTCGATGTACACTCTGAAGGGTTTTGTGCCGCATGGTCTGTTCGCTAACAACACGCCGAACACGACCAATCCGATTGGAGAAATCTCCACGGAATCCCGTACGTATTCCCAAGACGTCGGGGAGTACGTCGATCAAACCAACGCTCCCAACCTGACACTGCTCTCCTTCCTGAGCGCCAACAATGGGACGCCACAAACTGTTGATCCGGGTCTCGCAACACGCGTGCTCCAGATCAGTGCCTGGTTCTATAATCAGACGCTGCAACACGCTGGTCAACAATACGCTGATCAGTTACTCGCAGGTGCGCTGACGCAGTTCCAGTCGGTCGCTAATACATTCCAATGCGGCAACATCGTGACCGATGGGACTCACTGGATGCCGGAGTGGGTGAGTTGGACTGACCTGGCCAATCCCGGTTCGTTCATCCGTATCTGGTTTGCTGATGCAAGCTTCCAAAGCGAGTACGACGAATTCACGATCCTCGTGGTTCCGCCGATTACGCCGCTGGACGACTTCTTCAAAGCAGCTGCCAATGTTCAAGCAGAAGTGAATGCGGTGACGCAAGCACAACTGTTCCAGAACATCCAAGCTGCCAAGAACGGCGATCCGGAATCGACCATCATCTCGATGTCGTACAACTGGAACGACCCGAACAATCCGACTAACCTGATCCCGACGAACTGGACGATCATCCTTTACGGGATGGCTGGTGATAACGTCGACTCGATCAGTGACGCGCTGGAAGCCTATATCCTCGCCAACTCGTCACATACTCGTGATGACTGGGTGAAGATCTTCCCGGACATCTTCAAGCGCACGGAGTTCACGCTCGTCCCAAACTGGAAAAACGTTGCGATCGCGGGACGAGCGAGCGGTAGCAACGATGCATCTGCGGTATATTCCCCCGTCGCGAACCTGACGGCTGCGCTCGCGCTGCTCCCCCAGTTCGCTAGTTATCCGACTGCTCATATCAATGCGCACGGGACAATCATGGCGCATCCGTACAAATCGCTGCAAGTGCTGGCGATCGGTTCGGATCAGAACCGCCAGAACAAGTTCGAACTGACGGATGTGTTCCCGGACATGATTGCTGTTTCGTCGACGTCGACGGACTTCGCCCGCATGAGCCAGTACACGCAGACCTTCTTGCAAAAACTGGCTGTGATGATCGCCACTGCAGAAACGATGACGCAGTACAGCAGCATTCCGCTCGGCTACACCAAGCTGATGCGTAACGGCATCCTGTACATCGTGTACAACTACGACACGATCGACTATCTGGTCGCTGCGAAATCGAACACGCAGTTCCAGTAATAGGAGAGCCGCATGGCCGTGAATACAAGCAACTTGATCCCGACCATTGGGGCGAGCGGGATCTGGACACTGCTGCCGCCGTTTGATGCACTACTCACCCAAAGTGTGTCGTATAACTGTCTGGCAGTGCGTCAGCTGGAGGACATCATCGCAGCCGGTGGTGATCCTTACCAGCAGTTCTACGTTCCACAAGAAGGCAGCACTGCTGGTTCGATGTTGGATCAGTACAATGCAGATCTGGCCAACAAGGTCTGCATTGTCACGCTGCAGTCGTCCTCGGGTGCAGTCGTCCATGTACCGACCAGTTTCATCCAGACGTTCCCGTCTTCGGGCGGTGTGCCTTACACCAACTTGCTGTTGGGAGTGGATCTGGGTGCGATGCCGGACTACGTCGACTTGACGTTCCTTAAGCAGCAGGTCGCCAACTTGGTAAAGACCACCGTGGGCCTAACCCATGTTCAGA